ACTGTCATTGTCATCAATTTATTTTCCATCATGTTCTTGATAGAGTCTGCCGTTAAATAAAATAACTTCTTTCCAGCAGCTGACATGATCATTTTATTGTTATCCACTTTAGTCACTTTGTCATTTATCATTATGGCATCAGAGATGGTATTGTCTTCATAAACTGGTATTGTCCAGTGTTCATTCAACAATGAGGAATTTGTGGCTATTCTCTCTACAATATCAATTGCCTCTTCTATTTCTTTAGCATAAGGTGTCATGGATCTTGAAGTTTTGGTGAGTGAAATATCTGGGTTCTTGAATTTCTTCTTAGAAGCAACTCTGTACATTAACATCGAGTTTACTGCTTTTGATGGCGAAATCTTTTTAGGTGTGTTCAATTTAACCTTAACGCTTATGGGTGTCACTCCGTAAAAAGCATTACATAAACCGTTGGCAACTAAAAATTTCTGCATATCATCACCATCCACTTGATCAAATATAAATTTCATCACCTCTTCTTTATCATCTTCTATCATGTCATCTAAAACTATTTTATTTGGAAATAAGGGTTGTGCTTCTGTCAGATTTTCATATGTTGTTTCATTTAAGAATATGTGATCATAAATCTCACTTGCTCTATCATAACTCAATGATATCATTTTCTCAAGTTCTTTTGGCACATCCTTCAATTTATATTTCAAATTGGCTAAGTATTTGTACAACTGTTCTCTATTTATTCTTTCACCTGTTTTCAGCCTGTAAGAATTTGATTCATAAGATCTTGATGGTTCTGTATACCTCTTAAAGAAATCTGAAGTCTGACCTACAAAAGATAGCTTGCTAAATTGGACTTTAAAATTAAATAGGAATTCTTTTCCTTTAGGACTAAATCTATTCAATGTTACTGTCATGTCTGAAATAGATCTTACTAGTTTTGTGAATTGAGTAGCCTTTCTTGAATATGTTATGAGGTTGGCAACACCTGCTATGTCTTTACTCAGCAATATTTTGCCTGATAATTTACCTTTTGTGACCATAACCTTGCTGATTCTTTGTCTATCATTCTGACCGTCCATGTTGAATCTAAAAGTATCGGAATAATTTATGTACTCATCAGGTGTCATGTAAAAGTTTGCAAGAGCCGCTATTGTTTCATCTCTTGTGGCAGACATTGAAATCACACCCACAGTTCCTGATATTAGTGAGATAATTGATGATATCATAGGCAATCCCCCATTAATGACAGGTGCTCTATTAGGTTTGAAATAGTTCCATTGTTCTATTGTCATGGCTAGTGAAGCTACTGCAACCGAATCAGCTATTACCATAGATGCACCATCAGCTAGAGATGTTGAACCTTTCATGCTTGCGGATATCAAATCATTTAAGATACTTTCTCCCTGACCACAATCCATTTCTGATATTGCTTTTTTTATTGTCGGCACCACAAGCACCTTATTGTTGTAAAATTCGCTATTGAATTCCCCAATATGAGTTGACAAAAAACTTTTCGTA